TGGATTTAAACAAACAAATTTCTAGAGGACAAAAAGCTAAAGAGCTATTAGAAGAACCTCTATTACAAGATTCCTTGAAAGCAATCAGGAATAAACTTGACACTGAATGGAAGAACTCACCCCTGAGAGACGTTGAAGGTCGTGAAAAAATATTCTTTCTAGTCAAGGCTATCGATGAGTTAGAAGCAATGTTAATTTCAGAATTAGAAACTGGAAAACTAGCTTCTGAACAACTCAATCAACAATCATAAAAGAAAGGTAAATATACCATGTCAGATAATCCCAATGGGGAATCTACACCGATTTACAATACTGTAGATCAAGCACAATCTGCATTTGCTAACTTGTTAAACGCCACAGACGAGAGCCAAGAGCAGACAACAGAACCAGTCGAAGCAACACAAGACGAACCTCAAGAGGTTACCGAGAGTGAAGTAGAAACTGAGGAAGTTGAAGAACAAAGTCAATCCGAAGATCTAACTGATGAGGTTAGTGAAGAGGCACAAGAAGAGGAAGCCACTTATGAATTAAAAGTAAATGGCAAACCTGTTGAAGTTACCCTCGATGAACTAATGTCTGGTTATCAACGAGATTCAGACTATCGAAGAAAGACGATGGAACTAGCTGATGAAAGACGAATCTTAGAAGATGAAGTCAATAAAGCTAAAACAGAGTCCGATGCGGTGGCAAAATTACGACAAGACTATGCGACACGTCTTAGTGAGATTGAAAACTCAATGAAACCTGATGCGAACATTGATTGGGCAAAGTTATATGAAACTGATCCCGATGAATATCATCGCAAAAAGATTGAAGTTGAAAATAAATCCAAAGCGTTAGAAACCATTAAAGGAGAACGTCAACGTGCTTTAGAAGAGCAACAGCAAGAGCAGACCAAAGTATTCAATCAATACTTGGAACAACAAAAAAAACTCCTTGCTGATAAAGAGCCCGAGTATGTTGATCCTGTTAAAGGAGAAGGCTTACGCAAAGACTTAACTAGTTATCTTAAAAATGAAGGCTACTCAGATCAAGAGTTGAACATGATGGTAGATCATCGATCATTCGTGATTGCCAAAAAAGCGATGCTTTATGATAAGATGATGAACTCTAAAGTCTCTGCAAAGAAATCCAAAACAGTACCTAAGATGGTTCGTAGTGGAACACAAAAAACAATCAACAAAGATAGTCAACAGTCGAAGTCGTTAAAATCTCGCTTAAAACAAACAGGATCTATGAAGGATGCTGCTAATGTTTTAAAGCAATTCTTATAACAACTAACGAAAGGACTAAATAATGGCTGTACCTACAAATACAGTATCCGCTCATAACAGAGTTGGCATAAGAGAAGATCTAGAGGACGTAATTTATTCAATTTCTCCAACAGAAACTCCTTTTATGACTAACATTGCTAAAGGAACAGCGGATCAAGTAAAACACGAATGGCAGACAGATGCACTAGCTTCTGCTTCCACATCAAACGCTCAAGTCGAAGGTGACGATGTCGCTTCTTTTGACTCAAGAGCAGCAACAACTAGACTACAAAACTACTGTCAAATTTCAAGAAAGACTGTAGTTGTATCTGGTACTAACAGTGCTGTTAACTCAGCTGGTCGAAATGACGAACTAGCATACCAACTAGCAAAAATGGGTAAAGAGTTAAAGAGAGACATGGAGTCTATCTTGCTCAATAACCAAGCTGCTGCCGCTGGTACTGGTTCAACTGCAAGAACACTTGCTGGTTTACCTGCATGGTTAACTAACGCAGTACGTTCTGCTGGAACATCAACTGCTGGTGCTGATCCAACTGGTGACGGATCTGATACTGCTACTGACTCTGACTTATTAGTAGCTTTTTCAGAAGATAACTTAAAAGCAGTTATCCTAGAGTGTTACCAAGATGGTGGCGATCCAGATATGATCATGGTTGGCCCATTCAACAAACAGAAGTTCTCAGGATTTACAGGAAGTGCTACTAAGTACAAGAATGTAGAAGATAGAACTATCGTTGCTACTGCTGATATCTATGTATCAGACTTTGGTGAGTTAAGCGTAGTGCCTAACAGATTCCAAAGAGAAAGAGATGCGTTTGTATTGCAATCCGACATGTTCGAATGTGCTTTCCTTCGCCCTTTCCAGACCAAAGACTTAGCATCTTCTGGTGATAACGATAAGAGACTACTCTTAGCTGAGTACACTCTTGTTGCTAGAAACGCTGACTCTTCTGGACTTGTAGCTGACTGTACAACTTCATAAGGTATATAGTATAATCAAAGGGTAGGGGGATTTCCCCCACCCTAACTAAAACAAAGGAGTAATAAATGAAAGTATTTGATAAAGGTGCATCTTACACAAAAGGTTCGAAAAAATCTGCTGTAATGCAAGATGGCATTTATACTGGTGGTAAAGCAAAGATCAGTAAAAGAAACACAGTAAAGGCAAACAAAATGATGATCACAAAAGGTAATCAAAAAGATGCTATCCAAGATATGATCAACAAAGCAATCAATGGCTAAAAAATTAAAACTATCTAATCCTGGTGATGTTATTGAAAGTAACTTCTATATTGATGAAGCTGCTGATAAATATTACATCGAAGATAAAATTGATGCAAAACCGATTATAGATCGTAATAAGGAATTACAAAAACACGATATTAATAAAAACAAAGATTTTAAGTATGTCGCTAGTATTCCTTTAACAGTATTTTATAATATGCAGAAACAAGGGATTATTTCTAAGACAGGTAAAGTACAAGATAGAGTTGCTTTTTCTAGATTCTTAAATGATCCAGATAATAAATATTTAAAGGTAACAGATAAACAAATCTAATGGCATTAACAACATTCAGTCAACTTAAAACAAGTATTGCAAATTATTTAAATCGTTCTGACTTAACAGGAGTCATTCCAGATTTTATTACTTTAGCAGAGTCTAAATTAAATAGAAACTTACGATTAAGAAAGATGCAAACCACTACAACTTTAACTACTGTAAGTGGCACAGCTACGATTGATCTACCTACAGACTTCTTAGAGGTTGTCCAGTTATATGTTGACGGAAATCCTAATGTTGTTTTAGATTATGTAAATCCTAATGAGATTGAATTAAACAATGTAACTGATAGTTCAGGTACTCCACAACTCTATACTATTATTGGAGATACAATTAAACTTGCTCCTATTCCTGATTCTACTTACAGTGTTAAAATTACTTACTTTAAAAAAATAACCGCTTTATCTGATTCCAACACAAGTAATTTCTTATTAACACACTATCCTCAAATTTATTTATATGGTTCTCTTGTTGAGGCACAACCTTATATTATGAATGATGAAAGATTAGTGACTTGGTTAACTCTTTATAACGAAGCAGTAAACGTAGCTAATCAAGATGATGAAAAAGGAAGATATGCTGGTCGTACTGCCTTTTCAATGAATACTGATACAGCAACCCCATGATTGAGTTTGGAAATTTACAAGCTGATTTACCAAGGTATGAAAATCCCGGTTCTTTAAAAATTGACAATGTTATTCCTTTAGCAAAAGGATATAAATCATTTCCTTCATTTGTGGAACTCAGTGATGTTGCTTTAGACAACGAACCTTTAGGTTTATTTACATCCTTTGGTGCAAGTGGTTCTACTAACTACTCTGGAGATACTACTAAGTTATATCAAATGGATAGCAGTGGAGACTTCCAAGATGTTTCTAAATCTGGTGGATATACTAACTCTACTACAGAAGGTTCAAAAGACTTTTGGACATTTACTCAATTTGGTAACAAAGTTATTGCATCAAACTATGCTGATAACTTACAAAAATTTGATGAAGGCAGTGACTCTGCATTTTCTGATTTGGTTTCTTTAAAAGGAAAATACTTATCTGTTATTCGAGACTTTGTTGTTTTAGGTTATACTGAAGAAAGTTCAGTTGACTATAATCAACGAGTTAAATGGTCTGCTTTAAACGACTCTACTGACTGGACTCCTAGCCAAACTACACAATCAGGATATCAAGATATTGTGGGTGCTCATGGAAATATACAAGCAGTAGTAGGTGGTGAATCTTTTGGTACGATCTTTATGGAAAGAGCTATCTATCGTATGGAATACGTAGGTACTCCTTTAATTTTTACCTTTAACAAAATTGCTGATAACATCGGTGCTTTTGCACCAAGGTCTGTTGCATCTTTCGCTAACAACATATTCTTTTTAGCACAAGACGGATTTTATAAGCTAACAGGAGGTCAACAATTAACACCTATTGGTGCAGGAAGAATTAACGAATTTTTCTTTAAAGATATTACTTCTAACTTTGAAGGTATTACTTCTGCTGTCGATCCCAACAACTCGATTGTTATTTGGTCTTATCGTGGTAGTGGTTCTACAGGTGCAGGTACTATTAATAATAAATTTCTTATATACAATTACTCAGTGGATAAATGGGCAACAGGTTCTGGACAAGACTTAAAGTTTATTAGTTCTGCATCTCAAGAAGCATTTAACACTCTTGAGTCTTTAGATGTTTTAGGTGACTTAGATGGACTACCTCGATCACTAGATTCTTACTTCTATGGAGAAGGTCTTATTGGTTTAGCGGGATTTGATAGTAACAATAAATTTGGTAAATTCTTAGGTGGGAGTTTATCTGCTACTGTTGACACAACAGAATTTGAAGGTGTTCAAGGAAGACGCTCCACACTCATTAATGCTCGACCTATTGTTGATGCTAATGGAGAATCAACTACAGTAACAGTTACCCCTTTTGAAAGATCATCTCAAGTTAATGCACCCTTAGAAGGAAGTCCTGTAACAGTAACAGATAGTGGAGATTGTCCTATGAGATCTAATAGTCGTTATCATCGATTAAGAATATCAGTAGACGGAAACTTTGATACCCTTAGTGGAGTTGATATTGAAGCAAGACCAGAAGGTAAAAGATAATGGCTGACAATCAGTTTCTTAATGTACCCCTCTCGATACCTGATCATGGTCAACATTTACGTTTAATCTCTAGTGCCTTAAATAACACGATTGATGGTAAGTTAAACTCCACAGGAATATTTACTACTGACGGAACTAAGACTTTAAAGACTGTTATTGATGCCCGTTGTGGTGGTAATAGCGTTGTTTTATTCGTACCGACAACAGTAGATGCTGCTGGAGAATTGAACCACATGTGGTTATCTGCTACAAGAAGTGGTGAATTTGACGTTGGGCATAGAAATCACACGAAGAACGTAGCCTATAAATATGTCATCATTGGGTAAGGTAATAACACAAGTACCTGTAGAAGATTTAGAGTTTATTTGGTCACAAGTTAAACCTCAAATAGAAAAAGCCTTAGA